TTCACCCCATCTCCAGATTTTACAACTCCAGTTAAGAATTTTAATTCATCTCTGAAGTCGTTAAAATCTTTTGATGTTCTTGCAATGTGATATGTTGGCTCGTCATTGTCCATCCATAAAGCCACATTCCAAGTCTCGTAATTAGTCCAGCCGTTATAGCTCATTAGTTAGCTCCGATAATGTTTGATAGTAATTATTTGTTAATGTGTTAAGGCTCTGGTAAATTCCAAAGCCTGAATAAATCACACAGCCAAATAAGAAAGAAAAACAAATTAGTTTAATCTTCATTTTTTAAGTCCTCAAATTCAAAATCATAATCAATTTTTTTTTGGAGTTTTGGGAAGAGGTCAAAAGTCTCTTCCCAATTTATTCCAGCGAAATAGAAATCATATTCAACTTCAGACATTAGAAAAATAACCTCCTAATGATTTTTTGAATAAAGTTTCTTTTTCTTAGTTTTAAGTATTGACCTTTTGGAAGTGTGTAAACTTCATTTCTTGGTTCGCCAATTCTCAACGATGTAAACATTGGAAGAGTTGGTTCACTTAGAACTTCTACTTTATGAATGAATTGTGGTCTTACTTTTGAAAGTAGTTCGCAATACTCTAAAGCGTCTTGCTGATGCTTGCGAATGTTGTTGTCGCTTGCATCTTGCCAGCCGTTGGAAGCTCCTCTGTAGGTCATCACTGCGTAGGTCATAATTAACTTTTGGATAAGTGAAAAAGATAAAAGGAATTAGATGCCTTTTATCTGTAAGCTGTTGTAGGGCTTGCGAGTGCTGTTGAGGAGAGTAAGAAAGCTAGTCAATAGATCTAAGCTCCTGTTGGCTCTCTGGGTCGCTCTGAGTGCAACAGCTTAGAGATAAAAGGGAATCTTTGTGTCTCTTGCAAGGCATGAAGTCAAAATCATAGTCGAACCTATTTGACTTCTTCTTCAAGTGATGTAGCTTTCTAGGATACTTACTACTCTTGAAGTCTGGGAGGTTTGAAACTCTTTGGTCTGGATGTCGAATCCGAGACTCCCAACAAGATATGTAAGAAGGAAAAATTTTTTCTCCCTTCACTCTTTATTATACCATACTGACATCAGAAGTACACCAAAATAACATTATTATTACATTACAATAACTTATCAATGGGGGGTGTAGTATTAAAAATATTTATGTTATATACGATTACCGCCTACCTTAAACATATATTGCTAATCTTTGTTACTAATAAGTATGTACTACTTTGTTTCTACTTTTATTGACAGTTCAGGTGCTTGAATATTGACTGTCTCTACTGACTCTCCAATAACTTTGCCTAATGAATCCAGGATTTGTGCTGCTGTTTGTAATTGACCTTTTGAAACTGCTTTATTAAATAATCTCACTCTCATCGCCTGAAGCCTGGGAAGCATATTTTCTCTATCTTTATCCCAATCTTCGTTATTCCATTTCTTTACTCTATTCCAATCGTTCCAAGCAGAAGTTTCTCCAATACCTTCAATCTTTGCGTGTTCTAAAACAAGTTGTCTTGTTGTCTTCCCATCTAACTGACGAGAATACAATCTTTGTGCTCTTGCTTGAATATGCTCTTGTGTATTCGGAGCAAATTTAGCTCTTCTTTTTTGTTTTACTTGTTGCTCTTTATGGTCTTCTGGGATAAAACCAGACATAAACGATTCAGCCACGGACTCAATCAGATAAGGTATTAATTGAATGATAACCTAGAAATATCAATTTAGGCTATAAAAAGGGGTAATACTTGAAAAATTTGTTATTTTTTAGTGTATGGCCGTAAAAAACGCACCAGAAATAAATTTAAGATATGCTCAGGGACAGGTTTTCAACTGTGAAAAACGATTTCGTGTTCTTGTAGCTGGCAGAAGATTCGGAAAATCTTATTTATCCTGTATCGAACTACTTCGTGGAGCGATTGATCGACCAGGGGAGACATATTTTTACTGTGCACCGACATATCGAATGGCAAAAGACATTGCATGGAAAGAACTAAAGAGATTAGTCCCTCGATTATGGATAAAAAGCAAAAACGAGACAGATTTAAGGATTGAATTGATTAATGGATCGACAATCGAGTTAAAAGGAACAGAAAATGCGATGGCATTGAGAGGAAGAAGTCTTTCGGGGGTAGTATTGGATGAAGCAGCATTTATGGATCAGGGGGTGTGGGCTGAAGTTATAAGACCAGCTTTAGCAGATAAACAGGGGTGGGCGTTGTTTATTAGTACACCTGATGGAACTGCAAGTTGGTTTTACGATATGTGGTGTTATTGCGGAGAGACTGAAAGAGATGATTGGCAAAGATGGAGTTTTACTACGATTCAGGGGGGTAATGTAAAAGAAGAAGAAGTTGAAGCAGCTAGGGGTCAGTTAGATGCGAGGACTTTTAGACAGGAATTTGAGGCTAGTTTTGAAAATTTAACTGGTTTAGTCGCTGTTAGCTTTAGCGATGAGAATATTGATAAGGAAGTGCAGGATTTACACATGATGCCTTTGTTGATTGGATTGGATTTTAACGTAGACCCTATGGCAGGAGTTTGTGCGGTAAAGCATAATGATTGTCTTTATGTATTTGATGAAATCATGTTGACGGGTGGGGCAACAACTTGGGATTTTGCGGAAGAGGTTGTAAGACGATATGGAGTAGATCGAAGGGTAATTGCTTGTCCTGACCCAACTGGTAGTGCAAGAAAAACAAGTGGAGTTGGTGTTACTGACCATACGATCTTAAGAAGAAATGGATTTACAGTAATGAGTCCTAAATCTCCCTGGAAAATTAGAGATAAAATTACTGCTGTTAATACTGCTTTGTTAGATGCGGAAGGAAATCAAAGAACATTTATTCATCCTCGATGTAAAGAATTGATAAAAGCACTTAGAACTCTAACTTACGCTCCAAATACAGGGATGCCTAATAAACATCTAGGAGTTGACCATGCGTTTGATGCTTTTGGTTATCTTTGCTTGCAGCAATTTAATTTGGCAAAACCAGAGACATTAGGGCAGACTGCGTTTAGAATATACTAAGAACTACCTAATTCTTATCATGTATCATTCTACGACTAAGAAAAAGAAGAAGAAAAAGAAGGGAGGTAAAAAGCGTGGCGAATGTTCCTGTAAATAAAGCACTTTACGCTAGAGTAAAAGCTGAAGCTAAACGCAAATTTGCTGTTTATCCTTCTGCATATGCAAATGCGTGGCTTGTACGAGAGTACAAAAAGCGTGGAGGTACTTATCGAGTGGAGAAAAAACGTGCCACAAAGAAAAAAAAGTAGTACAAATCCCAGAGCCAAAGGTGGTTTAACACGTTGGTTTAAAGAAAATTGGGTTGATGTAAAGACAGGAAAGCCTTGTGGTCGTTCAAAAGGAGAAAAAAGAGGCTATCCAGCGTGTAGACCAAGTAAACGTGTCTCAAGTAAGACACCTAAGACAGTTGGGGAGATGACCGCAGCAGAAAAAGCAAGATTTAAGCGTGAAAAAACAGGTAGCAAGAAGATAACATATCAACATAGACGTAAAAAAACCACTAAAAAGAAAAAATGAGCAAATCTGCTGCCATGAGTCGATGTCAAGGGTACATCGCAACTGTCAAAAAAGGTAAGAAAAAGAAAACTAAGGCAAAAAAGAAGAAGAAATAAGTGTAAAATCTTAAGTAAAGCGGTAACATAGAGTTATCTAGGAAAAATCATGCCTAAAAAGTCCTATTCTGCAAAACAAAGGAAATTAGCTGCTGTTGCACCTCCTAGAGATAAAATCACTGATGCTGATTTTAAAAAATTAAAAGGTAAAAAGAAGAAAAAGAAGAAATGAAACTAACTATTCGTCAAAAAAACCTATTAATGAAACATTCTGAACATCATAGTGATAAACATATGGAGTTTATGAAGAGAAGGATGCGAGCAGGGGATTCATTTACTGTTGCTCATAAAAAAGCACAGGCAAAGGTAGGAAAATGATGAGAAAAAAACGTAAATCTGTAAGTTTATCTGTTGGAAGAGGTGAAAAATCTAAAAAAGGTGGCCTGACAGCAAAAGGTAGAGCAAAATATAACAGAACGACAGGATCTAACTTAAAAGCACCTGTTACTAAAAAATCAGGTCTTACACCAAAAGAAAAAGCCAGAAGAAAATCTTTTTGTGCTCGTATGGCAGGAGTCAAAGGGCCACTTAAAGATAGTAAAGGCAGACCTACAAGAAAAGCGTTAGCCTTAAAACGATGGAGGTGTTGACATGACTTACGCAGTACCAGGAAGAATCCAAACCGCTATTACAGCCAGTTCTTATCTAGGTGGTAGTGATAGTCCGTTTACTCGCACCAGAGCAGTAGTGGATATGATGAAAGGTTGGGAAATAATGAGAGCAGTAACAGAAGGAACAGAATATCTCAGGGAAAACTCTGAAGCATTTTTACCTTTAGAACCAAGAGAAGATTACGATGCTTACCTAGCAAGAGTAAACAGAGCAGTATTTTCTCCTTTTACGCAAAGATTAATAAGAGCAGCGACAGGTCTTGTATTAAGAAAACCAATATCATTAACAGGTGATCCTTACTGGACAGAAATGTTTAAGATGGATGTTGATGGTTGTGGTTCGGATTTAGATGAATATGCAAGAAGATTATTGATGTGTTCTCTTACTTATGGTCAAAGTCATATTCTTGTAGATTATCCAGCACCATCAGGAGCAGTAAGTTTA